CTGCGCGCCGCCGTCAATCAGGCCCTGATCGTAGCGACCAAAAAGCCAACCGGGCAGAACCGGAAAAACCTCAAGGCGGCGCAAAAAGCCCTGGGTGAGTATTTGGAAAATCAGCTTCAGCCCACCGAGCCCATTTTTAACAGCATCGAAAAGATGATCGAATCCCTTGGTGAGAAGGGCTGGTCTTGCAGCGTGTCAAGCGCCTACGATCACATCAAGGCCGGAAAGTTGCGTGTCAGCAACACAAAAAAAATACGCCTCACCGAAGCCCTCGAATACGCCAGGGAGCACCTGCGCAAAAAAGACGGCACCAGTGGCGACATCAGCCTGCAAGAAGAAAAACTGCGTCACCAGATCAACCAGATCGACTACGACAGCCGCATGCGCGAGCTGAAGTACCGGCAGGCCCTAGGCGAGCTCATACCAAAAACGCAGGTCGAAATCGAGCTTGCGGCCCGCGCCACCAACCTTAAAAACTATCTCGATGCCGTCGCCCGCAAAGCCGCCGGTCGTATGTGTAAAATCGTTAGCGGCGATCCGCAGAAGGTTCCGCACCTCATCGAGTTTTTACTCGGCACCAACCGCAAGGCCTTTGATAACTATTCCAAGCCCATTCAGGGTCTGGATGATGAGGAATAAATGCAAAACTTGACAAACAACGCCGCCATTGGGTACCCTCTGCCCGTTGCAGCAAAATCTGCAACCGGGTTTGACAGCCCGAATACTGACGGCGGATACCGCCACTGTTTTGTTGCCAGTGGTCTTTTTGTATCCATTGCATGGCTTGCTTCAGGTTTCTCTGGGCGGCCGTGTGGGAGGCTTTCGAGCCTGCCGGTCTCCGTTGGTGCCGGTCTGTCAACCCATACGGTCGCCCTCTTTGTGTTTGACAGCGCAAGCGGGGCAGTTAAAAACCCCAACCAACGGAGCCAAGCCATGCCAACCGCCCAAGTCATCCACCTCGACCAGTACCGCCCAATTTCCCCCGCCCGCCGCCTTGCCGCCGCCCGCCCCCGCATTGTCCAGGGTTTTGTCGATGCGGTCGAAGATGACCGCGTTCAGCGCATCAAAGCACTACTCAACCAGTGCAAAAGCGAAAGCCAGCCCAGCCCGCTTGAAACCCGGTTAACGGCCATCGAAGAAAAACTCAATCAACTCCTCACTACGAAAGGAGCCGCCCTATGAACCCCCTCGTCTCCATAACCGACCAGAAAGCCGTCACGAGTTCTTTGATTATTGCAGAGGCGTTTGATAAGAAACACCTGCACGTTTTACGTACAATTCGTGAACTGGAGTGTTCTGAAGAGTTTAATCAATCCAATTTTGGATTGATCTCCTACATTGATGACAGAAATCGACCACAGCCAGCGTATCAAATCACCCGCGACGGGTTCACCTTCCTGGCCATGGGGTTCACCGGGGCGAAGGCGGCCGAGTTCAAGGGAGGAAATCATGCTTGAGCTAGTATCTATTACCGATCAGCGGGCTATAACAACCTCGAAAATTGTCGCTGACGCCTTTGAGAAAGATCACCACAACGTTCTTCGGGCGGTCCGTGGCCTTGATTGCTCTGAAAAATTTCGTGCCCTCAATTTTGAGGCCACGCAAATTGAGGTGACTTTGCCTACTGGTGGTAAGCGTATGTCCCCTGCCTACAACATCACCCGCGACGGGTTCACCTTCCTGGCCATGGGCTTCACTGGCAGTCGTGCGGCGCAATTTAAAGAGCGGTTCATTGCAGAATTCAACCGAATGGAACAGGCGTTACTCGAAGGTCGTGCCGATCGGCGGCAGGTCGATGTCAATCTGAACCATAAACGCGGCATCACCAACCCCCACGGTCTCGACATTAAATACAGCGTCGATATCACCAAGCTGATCATGAAGCCCACACGGTCTGGTTTACAGATTCTAGGCCGGCTGACCGGCGTCGACTTTGACGATATTTCCGCCGAACTCGACAGCGCCCTGGTGCAGGCCGGGGGCATCTCGCCTGCGGTGGTAAGTTTCGCGCGTGAAATGCTTATCGAAGACGAAGGGGCCTGGGTCGAAATTGAAGCCATCCACAACAGTTACTGTGAACATTGCGCGGCCCTTGATACAAACCCGCTGCCGGTTGCGACGTTTTGTCGTGAATTACGCCAGGTGTTCCCCCGCATCCTGCGGAAACGCTCCAGCCTGGGGCGGCGGCTGTGGGGTTACGAGAACATCCGCTTGTTTATCCAGGAAAATAAATGACCGCCACGCCCCAACTTTTTGACTGGATCCCCGAACCGCCTCCGCGGGCATATACCTTGATGCCCGGGGAGGTCGCGGTGTTTCGTGCGGCTCCGAATGAAAGTGTCAGCCAGTGGGCGCAGGGTGAACGGGCGGTGCACATCACTCCGTTCCCCGGCCGTTGGGACAACGACACCACACCCTATGCCAGATCGATCATGGATCTGTTCAGCCGCGAGCATGTGCGCGAACTTTACATTGCCGGCGGGTCCCAAACCTCCAAAACTGACATCAGCCATAACTGCTGGGGCTGGGTGGCAACGCATGAGCCCGGCTCGGCGCTCATCGGCATGCAAGATCGAACCACCGGCACCGAAACCATGAACGACCGCTTTCTGCCCATGGTCAAAGACACCCCGTCGCTGCGCAGGCTCATCACCAAAAACGCCGATGACATGGCCTTAACCCGTATCCGTCTGAAAAACGGCATGGTCACCTATCTGGCCTGGGGCAATTCCGAAGGGCGCGCCGCCAGTAAGCCGATCCGCTACCTTTTTTTGAGTGAGGTCGATCTGTATCCGCCGCACATGATCAAGAAGCTGCGCGCCAGAACAGGTGCCTTTTCGGGCATGGAAAAGATTCTGGAAGAATGCACCGTGTCAACCGAAGCGGGGCGAATCTGGAGTGTTCAGCACCAGGTGCAGGCCAGTTTTGATATCGAGGTCAAATGCCCACACTGTGGCGCCTATCAAATTATGGATCCAGCCAATATCCAGTGGCCTGAGGGGGTTGTTGAGCCCGGCGGTCTCATTCGTGATGAAGACGCCTGGTATCTCTGTTCAGCAAACGGTTGCACGTGGGACGATCACGATCGCGACGAAGCCGTACGCAATCATCGGCTCGCCGCCCGAGAGGGCAGCATAACGGATAAACCAGAAAGCGTTTGGGTCCATCTGTCCCCCCTGGTTAGCCCGTTCAATAAATTCCGCAGGATCGCCAAGGCCTACCTGACCACGTTGATCGATCCGACACGAGAAAACCTGGCCTTTTACTATAATGACTGCTGTGGCCTGCCGGTACCAGAAGACACCGAAGGCGACCTGCCGCAAGAAAAAGAACTGTACGAGCGCCGCGAAAACTACGCACCAGACGGGGTGAATTGGGAAGTGCCCATGGACGCCTGCTACATCACCGCAGATTTCGACTTTCAAGGCAACAGGGCAGAGGTTGAGGTTATCGCCTGGGGCGAAGGAGATCAAAGCTGGGGGCTCGAATATAAGGTTTTTCCTGGGAAAATCCTGCAAGAACATCAGGTCGGAAACGAACAACCCCTTGCTGACACAATTCATGAATGGATTCAATCCCGCCGCTACCGGCACGAACGTGGGGCAGAGTTAGAGATATCCATTGTCGGGTTTGATATCGGCTACGCAACCGACGATGTCAGCCTTTTGGTTAAGCGCAGCCGCAAGTACCGAGCACACAAAGGGTCAAATACAGCAGGTCTTCCGCTGCTCCCCATGAAGCCCAGCCGAACTCAGCGCTATCGCGTGCCCTTCTACGAGCTAGGCACTGAAACTGGCAAAGAAAAAATATACACCTGGTTATCCAATGATCAGCCCGGGCCGCTTTATTGTCATTTCCCCAGTAGTTATGGGTTTGAATATTTCCGCATGCTGGTCGCTGAAGAACCAAAACAAGAGCGTGACCGTAAAACCGGCAAGCCAGTCACCCGCTACAAGCTGCGCAAGGGATATAAGCGCAATGAAGCCCTCGATATCCGCGTCGGTAACTTGGCCATGAAACAGCTCGGCCGTCCAAACTACGAACGCCTGAGCGCACAACTGAAGGCCCAGGCGGATGGAAAAACAAAAATCAATGAAAACAACAAACCAAAATCAGAATCAAAAAAACCTGTCTCAAGACGGAGGTGGTAGCAGATGGTAAGAAATGAAGACATGCTGCTGGGGATGAAAGAAATCTGTGCTTACGTTCGCAGGTCAGAATGCACCGTGCTGCAGTTGTACCGTCTTGATGGTCTGCCGATAAAAAAAATCCACGGGCGCTGGCAGGCAAGTCGCAAGAAAATCGACCAATGGGGGGCTAGTACGGTGTCGTGATGGTCGTTGGTTGAAGATTATTTTCCGTTTCGTCATACAGAAAATTTCTTTGAACAGAGAAAAAAAGTTCCTGATAATTCACCGTCAAAATGTAATCCTGTAAGAAACCGGAAACCCCCAAGAGAACCGTTTGAAGACCAACCGCGCACGCAATCGGGCTGGATTGAATCGTATGAACAACCAGGTTCGGGTCGAATCCGTTGACCACACTGAGGTCGGTTTTGAGAATTTCAATTTGAAAGGTGTGGTGATACATCGACCCTTTGCCGGCACCAGTGCTGATCGTGTTCGAACCAACAGCATCAAGGGTATGACCCAGTGCCTGGGCCAGATCCGCAGGAACAGCACACATGTCTGCGCCCGTATCAATCAGGGCCCAGGTGAGAATCAGCTGCCCGGTATGCGGATTGATGATGCGCACCGGAAGCTTAGGACGTGGCATATCGTTAATGCCCATCTGCACGAAGGGATAGCGGTAGACAGGCATGAACGAAGTCGCTTAGAAAAGGTTGAAAAGGTTGAGCGTTTTTTCTGCGGGAATGTGCACAATAACCGGGGCAGAAAAACCACGCAATTTGGCTTCTTCAAGCACGCTTTTCGCGTTGAATCCTGATGCGACAACAGACTTGTTTTGGAAGGATTGCAACGCAACATACTTTCCGCGATATTCCGCTTCGGGAGCAATGATTAACGGTTGCATGGTGTTCTCCTTGTTTCCGACAGAGGATGTCGGCGATCCGCATTCTCCATATTATATAACAAAAAACCGGCTGAAATCCTATCGGACAGCCGTGACAAACACTTAACTATGAACCCGTTTGCCCCTGGTTCATAAAGTCGAAAGCTAGTCTCGTTATGGCCAAATGTCAATAAATTATTACAAATACGAAGAATGAAGGCCACTATAACAGGACGTCTTTTTGACCTCTCCCTGACCCCTGTCAAGAAAAAAAAGTCCTCATACGTCCTCATACGTCCTCATACACCCTCATAGACCCGTAAAAACCAATAATCTTCATTTTCAGCAAAAAACTGCCCTTAGAATAACCAGCAACATTCTAAGGAGCGTACATGGCCACCTTCACCACCTGGACAGCCCTAAAGATTCAGATGCAAAACGATCTGGCCGCACTCAACATCAATGTGGGTGAATACCAGATCGATGTTGGCGGCAACCGCCGTGTCGTGAAATACCGCAGCGCCGATGAGTGGTGGACATTCTTCCGCGAGGTCGAAAAACGCGCCGCCACCGAAACGGGTACCACCCTTCTGCGTACATATGCCAAGCAAGGGGGGCGCGGCTAATGGCGCGAATCGGTAAAACCTACCCCGTCCCCAAACATTTGCAGCAACGCCAATATGCTGCGGCCAAAATCACCCGGCTGACGGGCGATTGGATGCCCATCGATCACAACATCAATCAGCTCACCCGCACCAGCCTCCCCCTGATGCGCCGGCGCGTTCGTCAGCTGGTACGTGATTTTCCGTACTTCAACCGCGCCGTCAATATTCTGATCAACTTTACCGTCGGCACCGGCACCAGCTTTCAGTCACGCGTTATCAATCCCAACTGGAAACCCGGAAGCACCGAAAAAAAGTTTGATCGTGTGACCTGCCAGAAAATTGAAGATTCTGTCGCCTGGGCCATGGAAGAACTTGACGCATCGGGAAACCGCCACGGCAGCGAACTGGAACGCATGGCCAAGCGTGAAGACATTGAAGCCGGGGAATATTTCTTTGTGAAACGCGCCCTGAAAGATAAAAACCGTTATCTCCCTTATGCACTTCAGTTGTTTGAAGCCGAATGGCTCACCGATTCCGGCGCCGTCCCACAGGGAAAAAATCTGGTTGACCAGGGCGTTGAATACGACAGCACCACAGGTCGAGTGGTCGCCTACCACCTGACCGACCCCAATAGCTGGGGCAAGACCATCCGGGTTGAACAGCAATATGTATTGCACGATTTCGCGCCCTTGCGGGCAGGACAGTTGCGTGGCGTATCTCCTTTTGCTTCCGGCGTTCTTATTGCCCATGACCTGCAAGACTACCTCGACGCCACCATCGATACCGCCAAGCTGGCATCAAAATACCTGGCGCTTATCACCACGGACGACGCGGATGCCTTTCAGGCCAACCGTTCAATGGAAGCCGACCCGGAAAATCCGCTGAAAAAAATCGACAGTCTGGAAAATGCCATCGTCGATTATCTGCGCCCCGGTGAGTCGGTCAAATTTCCCAGCAACAACAGTGTCGGAAGCACCTTCGACCCCTTCACCCGCTTTATTTTGCAGATGCTCGCCATCAGCACTGATACCACCTTTTCGCTGTTGTCCGGAAATTATTCCGACGTCAATTACACCACCCTGCGCGGGGAACGCCAAGATCTGCGCACCATGTTTGCCCCGCACCATCACCGGCACATTCAGCATTTCTGTCGGCCAGTGGTGCGCGACATCATTGACCAGGCCGTACTCTCGGGAAAGCTTGATCTGCCAGGCTACTACAAGAACCCGCGCCTTTATCAGCGCTGTGTGTTTATCCCGCCCGGGCAAGAGCCGATCGATCCGCTCAAAGAGTCCAAGGCCAACCGCGACGACATGGGCGCTCTGTTGCGCAGCCCGCAAGAGATCGCCGCCAAGCGGGGCCGCGATATCGAAGAGGTGCTCGATGAGCATCAGGAGTTTGCCGAAATGCTCATCGAACGCGGCCTTATCATCGATATCGGCAACACCGCGCTGGCGAATAATCCGGCGGCGCTCGGTGCAACAGACAATACCAACAGTCTCAAAAGCCTGATCAGCCGCGCCGTCGATGACGCGCTCGATCGGCATAAGCTGCTTGCTGAGGAGTAACCCTATGCACACAAAACTTTTAAAGGAGATGGCCCTGGCCCCGGCCTTCAATTCGGTGCGCAACGCGCCGGAGCTACCGCAGGACATCACCACCCGCAGCCTGTCGCTGCGCCTTGATGCCGGTGGTATACCAACCACCCTGGATGAAAAAACCCGCTCAGTCGGCGTGGTCTGCTCCACCGAAAACCCGGTCGAGGTCTTTGATCGCGACCGCTGGGAGATCGTCCCCGAGGTGTTGTTGATGTCCGGTTGTCAGT